GTGGTGGAGGTAGGGGGGGACTTCGTCCCGATGGGGGGTTAGGGGGGACTTCGTCCCCCCTTTTTAGACCATTGCTGGTCCTCTAAGCTCGTTGGCATTAAGCGGTATCCCTGACGAAATATAAGGGGTTCCAAATAATTTAGACGACATATTTACAGTATCAGTAGTAACGTCACCTAAAAAACTAGCTCCACCTGTCATTCTCTTTCGACGCGTCTTTCTTTGCTTTTTCTTTTTGCCTTTGGTCTTATGATTTCGTCTTCTTTTGTACAATGTACGTGTTGTTGTTTTTGTAGAACGATTGTGATGCTTTTTTGAACGGTAACGTTTTCCATGTTTTCGCTTGCCACCGAATGCCGTAAAAGTTGATAAAGATGAAGATGGCGTTGTAGTAGAACATCCACATGGCATGATTTTATATAATCTATATACTTATTGTACAGATAATATGTTTTTACTGGACTCTAAAAACAGACATTTTGTCTCTCTGTTTAACTTAAAAAGTAAAATGTGAAATATCCAGTTCTCATATAACCACGTGTCTCTTCTAAAGCATCTTCAATTGAATATTGGTTTTCTAGAAAAACGCGATAAATTGTTTTTGAACGATACAAACGCGCTATATATCCTACTATCATTACTCCTATTAAAATGCAAAATATATTTCTATATTTACACGGCGATTTAATTGAGATAAAACGACAGAAAACTACAAACAAAATACAGTAGATAATAGCATGGGCGAAAATCGATAAAAAAACATCAAAATCGACTAAACTTATATATTCGGTACGGGGGTCGGTCGTATGTAAAAATGTCTCGAAACATGATTTCATTTTTTGATGCGTATTTGACTTACTTAATTGGATTAAAAATATATCTACTTTATAATTTATTCTACTATATTTATTCTACTATATTTATTCTACATCTACATGTGTCAACATAACACGTCGGCAACATACATTCGTTAATTTCAATTCATCTAGTATTTCCGCTTCTATTGTATCTTTGTTTTTCATATCCTTGGTATAATAAATTACACGTTCTGTGATATTTCGTTCTTTTTTTCTTTGACGGATTTGCTCTAAATAATAACGATATTTGTCAGCTAATACATTTCCACATGTGACACATTTAATAGGAATAATCATTTTTTTACTGTACTATTATTTGGGGATTACTTTACTGTATATACTAAATAGAAATATATGTATTTGTATTTCTATTTTACTATTCTCTTTTTTTTCAATTTTACTTTATTTTTTTCATTTTTTCATTTTTTCATTTTTTCATTTTTTTGTATGCCCTTTAGTTTTGGGGCGTTTATCGCAGCGGTTTGTGATCGAATTACGAACCTTACCAGGAGGACATTTTTTTAGTTTTCTTACTTTCTTTGTTTTCTTATTGGATTGGGTTGATTCAGTTTCTATACTAAACCTCACACGTTTATTGGTCTTACGAATTGAAATTGATGATCCTTTCTTTATTGATGATCCTTTCTTTATTGATGATCCTTTCTTTATTGGCGATTCGGTCATTTCCATTACAGTATGGGATAATTCACGTGACCGCTTAATTGTTTCTATACTGGGTGTCGGGGTGGAGACACTGTACAAATTATACTTTTTCAAGAGTTCAATATACTTAGTTTTTAATAACCGAAGATCGTCTTCTCTTTTATGTACATTTTTCTCACAATATTTACTCATTAGTACAAAACAGTCCGTAAAAAAACGTACATTAATATCCTTAAAATAATGTTTATGGTACTTGATCAGATCTTGAAACATTTCCTTAAACCCGAATGTTAGTTCGTAACTATCAAAGGTATAAGTTGCTTTATTTAGGAATTCATTGTAATCACTTCCATATATTGTACGATATCTAGAACATTTTATTAGTTGATGATAGTCGCTTGAATTAGAACAACTTGATTCTGGTGGAAAATAATAGTGACTTATTGAGTATTCACTTTTGTTCTTTTTACATTGTTTTTTAAATTTTGTAAAAGTGGTCGCTAAGCCAAAATCAATGAATTTAATGATCCCCGTTTTTACATTATAAACGATATTCTTGTTTTTTACATCAAAATGCATAATATTATGATCTCGAAAGAATTGTAGTCCATCAAATAAGTTACATATAGATGTAAAGAATATGGATTTGTCTTCATAACTTTGGTGTTTTAGTAATTTATCGACAAAGTCTTCTACATTTATTCCACCATCTTCCATTTGCAATAATCGTAATTCATTATCACTAACTCCTTCTGATTTATTTAAGTAAAATTGTTCGCTTAATCCAGTACATTTATCTACTACTTTTTGGAATTGATCGGTATATTTAGGCCTACATAGTGTAGGTACGTTGATTATGTATTTTTGAATTCCTTCGATTTTTCCAATTTTTTCCATTTCTTTAAGTTCTCCTAAAGCGTCTTCATTGTACATAATCTTGGAGACAGTTGGTTTGCTCTTGTCTATTTTTTTTTCGTCTTTCGTATTTGAACACGGTATCATTGGCTTGGTGACACATCCATATGTACCATGTCCTACTATTTTAGGATTAGAACTATTGCTTTTACTAGTTGTTTTACTTTTACTGCTTTTGCTACTTTTACTAGTCATAAATAGCCAGTTACTATTTATTATATTACTTTTTTTTTTAAATTTGTAGATGAATATATATATACAATATGAAAAAGTTCTGGCTTTATTTTTTTCTCTTTCTCTCCATTTGGTTAGTCATGACCTGGATATCTACAAACCGAGAGAAAAAAGAAACCAGCAAATCGAACGAATCTTTCACTACTGATATTAATAATGATCCAAAATTAGATTCTTATGATGTCGACCAATTTCCTGATTATCATGATACTGAACAAGAAATTCGAGGTAAAAATAATATACCTGTACATAATATTGAAATCAAAAACAAAAATGGTTCTATTATTCAAGTACCGAGAGAAAAAACGCAAAATTTACCCGTTTATTATTCAATAAGTTCATTTCAATACTCCCCTTCTACTTACGTCCCTAGTTACGAAGACAGTATCATTTTGTCTCAAACATCACTAAAACGACAATATACAGAACCTGCATAATGATATAGGCACTTTTTACTGTTATTTGTATCAAATAAAAAATGACAACATCGACTCGGTTGTCATGGGATGAATATTTTTCCGAAATTTGTGAAGTAACTGCGAAAAGGTCTTCCTGTGAAAGACTTCAAGTAGGATGTGTATTAGTAAAAGACCATCGTATAATTAGTCAAGGTTACAACGGTTTCTTACCGGGCTGTCCTCATCAATCGATTGTACGAAATGAACACGAAGAAGCCACTGTACATGCTGAACAAAATGCAATAGCCGATTGTGCTAAACGTGGTGTAAGTTGCAATGGTTGTACTGCATATATAACCCATTATCCGTGTATTATTTGTACTCGGGTTTTACTGGCGGCTGGTGTTAAATGTATTAAATATATCCATGAATACAAAAATGATGAATTGGTATCGTTTTTTACGAATTCTCTAAATGTCCCTATTATTTCCATAAGAAACAAAAAGATTTAGGAAAAAAAGTACATTTCCTGTACAATTTTAATTAATTATTAAAAACGTTATTTTTTATAATTTAGTGTTTTTATTTTACATACAATATAATATTTAGCGTAAAGTTACCTGTTTGCAATGTTCTTCGAATTGTGCATTGGTCATTTGATCGTTCAACCAAATCGATAAGTAGCAACGAAGACAAACTAAACAATCGATCATTGAATTGTGAAGATTGGTGGGAGAATCAGTAAATAGGTGTTTGTACAGTTCCATTAAGGTAGGCCATTTATAGGTGGAAAACTTAGGATTTTTATTGGGTATGCAACAAATATCGGTAGTGTTTAACATTGTACATAAGGATTGAATCCCACGTACTCTCATAAAAGTAGGATTAAACAAACTAAGAGCATATGGATGTGTCTTCTCCATACTTTTCCAATGACGTTGTAATTCAACATGAATCATGGGTATATCGTACTTAATATTGTGGCAAATGATGAGATCTACTGATAAATAATCATCGTAAAACTCTTTCAAGGCATCCAACATAGGAATACCTTGTGTTTTGCTTATTTCAGGAGTGACTTTGTGAATTGCAATTGTTTCAGGAGGTATAAATACACTTGGTCCGACATTGATGATTCGATCGACACTTTTATCAAATGTTTTTTGTTTTACATTGTAAATGATATAACTCATTTGTACAACATAAGATGAACTGGTCCTTTTACCTGTTGTTTCTAAATCAAATACCATTATTCGTTCAATCGATTTGGGATGATTCTCTCGGAATTTATTGATGACTTCTTCTGGAGAAGTCGATGGTACTACATCTTTGACAATGTTTTCAGTATTTTCACCAAAACTAGGTGATTTACTAATTGTCGTATTAGAAGTGGCTGTGGTTGTTGTTTCAGTAAAGGATGACATATTCTCTGTACTGGTACTGGTATTTATTACTTGTGAAGGATGAAATGTGTCTTAGTAAAAAGTGGTATTAGAACTGTATATGAGATATATATAGTTATAGTTATTAAGATATGTTTGTGATCTTTTTTTTTTTCAATTTTAGAAACTTATTTTTCGTTAAACAATTTTTTAGGATAGTAAAGGGTTACTGGATCGCGATCATAACGTGATATCCAGAAAATGTAATTGTCATTTTGGACATCAAATGAGAGACAGAATTCTGGACCATATTGATCAAAGTAAAATAGCTTTGAATGTCGTATTGGGCGATAAGTCTTCTCGTCTAGCCAAACCAACATATGAAAATATCGTTTTGGTAAAGTTTCTTCTTCACTAATATGAACCAATGCTACGTAGTTACTATCATCATATAATACATTTGATGATCCTCGTACAGTAATAGTGTTTATTGGAAAACTGTTATCGTAACTATGTGTAACTTTAAAAAAGTCATTTTCCATTATTCCCATTTTAAATGGGTACCACGAATAGATAAAATATTCAACATCCGGCTCAGTTTTCGACTGAAATGGAATCCAGTTCTTTTCTTTGTATTGGGGAAATTTCGTTTTCATGACCTTTGTGTCTTTCAAAAACACACCATGGTCTTCTACTGAATAAATACCGTATATCATACGATTATTAGCACAACCACTATAATTTACTGTAGAAGCAAGGAATTTCAATTGGTTATTATGTACATATAAGCGAATATCTTCGATTCCTTGGAATTCTTCATCATCATCGGGTTTAGGTAAGCCAATGAATTCCTCACTTACAATAAAAGATTTAGACGTTTTTTCATATGTATTTGGATCTAAATAAAACATTCGATTTTTTGTAATGGTCTTTTTCGTTTCCTCCATATTCACACAATGACCATCGGTTTTATACCAGTAATTTACATACCGTACATTGAAAACACATTTATCGTTATATTTGACCATTGAACCAGAAGATGGATTATAATGCATTACTGTTGGATAATCATAATACAGTGATTTATGAGGTCGAGTTTTATTGGCAAATGTAAATAATGGGAAATTTTCGATTAGTTTCGATGAATGATCGGCGTGATATACGTATGGAT